CAGGTGCTAGTTGTAACGGGTCCGTTACATCATTACGTAAAAAAGCAAAGAACGCATCAGGCGAACGTGCAAAGATGTACCACTGGTGTGCTAATATGAAAAGCGGAAAGAAGAAGAAATAATGTTTAGTAAACAATGTAAACTACACCTAGAGAAAGTAGGAGAAACTGGAACACAGCATATGCTTAAAGCACTTAAGACTGCTGTAAAACTGCAATGCTTAGTACCTGCACTAATTGTACACAGTATTGCTCCAAGATTCTTTACAAATACAGCATCGCGTGTAATGAAGGATATATTAGATGGAAGAAATAGACATTGAGCATTATGTTGCTAAATTAAAGGAACACGATGAAAAACGTCTTAGTTTTAATGAGCGTATGGCTTATTGGAAAAAGTATCTAGAAGAACGTAAACAGGCTAAATAGTATTATGAAACTGAGTGAATTATTTACAGAAGATAGCAGAACGTCTATTACTAAAGATAAAGCAGATTATGAAGCAAAGCGTAAAGCATTGCAGGATATTCAGTTGGATCCTGAAACACACAAAAGCGAAAAGTTAAAGAAAGAACTTATGCGCAGAAAGTTTGAATTAGAGAAAGAAGCAGGTGAAAAGGGTTATAAAAGCGAATCTGCAACAGCAGGCGCTACAGCAGCAGGTAGTATTGCTAGTGTTGAAGCACCGCATTTAAGCCCAGGTAAAGCACGTGGTAAAAAGTCATATACAGGATCTCCGGGCAAAAGTGGTACAAAAGCACCACCACAACCTAAAGTAAATCAACCAAAAGCAGCCAACGGAACTGCCAAAAATGCGCTAGATATGAAGAATAGTATTTTTGGAGAGAATCCTGTAAGAAGATAAATACTTCTATAGAGAGGAACAACTATGGACAATAGAGAATTATTAAAAAAATTATATGAGATCGATCCTACTACGCCAAAAGAGGATTTGAATCGTTTAACAGAATTAGCAGAATCAACAGGTATATTTGTACAGCCTACTGATACAAAACTTATGGAAGCAGCACAAAACGTTGCTCCGAGAGACGAAGTAAATGATATTACAAAACTTGCAGGTGTTACTGTTCCTCAAACAAAGCAAGTTGTAACTGAGTCCAAAGTTGAAGAAGCAAAGCCAGACTACATTGACATCGATGGCGACGGTGACAAAAAAGAGCCTATGAAGAAGGCTGCTAAAGATGCTAAGAAAAAGAAAAAAGTAGACGAAGCAGAGCAAGTAATTAAAGCAGAGAAGAAAGCAAAATTACCTAGCAAGAAAAGCATTTTAATGATGTGCAGTAAAGGTATGTCAGTAAAAGAAATGTGTGAAGCACATCCAGATTGTGATCAAGAGAAACTAAAAGAAATGTGTGAATCTTGTATGGAAGAATACAAGAAGAAAAAAGACGAGTCAGTTTCTTTTGTAGATATGGAAGGCGAAATTGTAGAAGCAAAATCCGCTGCTCAAAAGAAAGCACAAGAAAAATTTAAGAATATGGTCAAAGGCAAAAAGTCCGACGATAAAGAAATGGACGAAGGTGCGTATGGCAAGAAGAAAAAGAAAACTGTAAAAGAATCAGCAGAGCCTAAAGAAACTAAAATGTCATTTGTAGAGATGATGAAATTAGTAAAAGAAAGCGGTGGACAACAAGCAATTGATCCTATGGACGATATCCTTTGGAATTGGGCTAATAGAGTTGCTGCTTCTAAAATTGAAGAGTCAAACAAACAAGAGATTTTTGCTGCAATGCTTTATGAAAGAAACGGTGGACGTTTTGAAATGTATGACGTTGTAGAAAAAAGTCTTACAGAAAATAAAGACTGCAACTGCGGACCAGAATGTGACTGCAAAGGCAAATGCGATGATAATTGCAACTGCGGACCAGACTGCTAATTAATTTAACCAAAATTATATAAAAAGCCAGTTAAACACTTGACTGGCTTTTTTTGTGACTATATAATACTAAAACACTAACAGGAGTATTATTTTATGACAGCAAGATCAAGTTACGGGCCTGAAGAAAAAGCAAAACTAGAACGTTTAATCAAAGAGGGTTCTAACGTGTTGCGTGAAGTAGAAGACCTAAACGAAGGACTTAAAGATACTGTAAAAGCAGTAGCAGAAGAACTTCAAATTAAACCTAGCACAATCAATAAAGCAATTAAAATTGCACATAAAGGTGACTGGCAAAAGCACGAAGAAGAATGGACAGAGATTGAAAGTATCTTAGGCATTACTAAGAACTTACCAGATGATGTGTCCGGTCCACGTGCGGACGACGAATAATTGGAAAAGATCAAAAACTTTTGGGTAAACAGTTACCAAAGCGACAAAGTTGCATTTGGTTTTGAACTTGTGAGTTTTATCTTTACAGTAGGTGCAAGTATGACACTTGCTCTTACAGCAAGGGATCCTAATATGCTAATTGTGTACCCAGGGTTCTTTGTAGGTAGTATTACTCAATGCTACGCATCTTTACGTAGAGGTGCTGCTTGGGTAACACTATTAACTTTTTACTTTGCTTGTGTAAACGTATTCGGTTATGCTGTAGCGGCTAACTGGATCTAGAAAGGACTACAATGCCTAAATTATATCACTTTACTATGGATAACAACGAAGTATATGAAGTCGTTGCAATGGACTTCAAAGATGCTTGTCTTACATTAGAAGAACAAGAACCAAACATCAATGTAAAGGATTTGCTAATGGTTGAAGAACATCCAACACCAAATCCTCTTGTAGATACAATCCACTAAAATAAACACTTGACAACAGGATATAGTTGTGTTATTATATAAACAATTATGTCTAAAAGGAAAGAATACACAACATTCGACCCACGTATCCATTTCAAAGGTGGAGGAGGATCAGGTTACCAAATGAAGAAAACTAAGAAGAATAAAAAGCCGCAACAGACTGGCAAGGGCCCAACCCAAGACGGTCTAGAGATTGCAAAAGTTTTTGGTTGGGATGTAGGAAAGATTGCAAATGTCAAATAAAGAACTTATTGTGTCTAATCATATTGGTCCAGGCGGCGAACCTGCTGATAGAATTTATGGTAATCTAAATGGCAATGTTAGATTAGTAAATGCTGATTACACAAGTTACAAAGGTAACATTAAAAGAAAGCGTATCTATAAAAAGAGTGTAATTGACGGAACTAACATTACAACGCACATTTATGTAACGGACGATGGACGTTATTTTGATAATGGCGGTATGCCTATTTTGAAACCTGATAATATAGAAGAGGATGATAATGACAGTACAAGTGAGTAAACCATATCAACCATTAGCGTGGTCAGGCACTACAGTATTGCTTACAGCGGCAGTGCTTATAAGTGCATTTCCAAATGAAATGTACGGAGTGTATGGTTTCTTTTTTGCTTCTGTTATTTGGACAGTGGTAGGTGTGTTGTGGAAAGAAAAAAGTTTAATTGTTTTGAACGGAGTTCTTTCCTTAATTTATACATACGGAGTCACAAAACATTTACTAAGTGTTTTTACAGGATAAGTAATATGAAGATGGTAAAGTCGGCCAATAAGCGACACGTTGGTATTTGCAAGCCTGAAATTGCATACAAGGAGAACAAATGAGCTACGTAGATGCATTCTATGATCGCGGTGAAGACACAATCAGAGTTGTCGAGCGAAAAGACGGAAAACGTGTATTCCACGAATACAATCCAAGACACATATTTTATTTCCCAGACCAAAGAGGTAAGTATCAAAGTATTTACGGGGAACCACTGTCGCGAGTAAACGCAAAGAATATTAAAGAACTGCGTAAAGAACTTGCAATTCATTCAAACAAAAAATTATATGAAAGCGATATAAATCCAATTTATCGATGTTTAGAAGACAACTACTTAAATGTTGATGCTCCTAAACTAAATGTAGCGTTTTGGGATATCGAGGTTGACTTTGATCCTGAGCGTGGATATGCATCTCCAGAAGATGCATTTATGCCTATTACATCAATTGCTGTACACTTGCAGTGGATGGATGAACTAATTTGTTTAGCGATTCCTCCAAAGACTCTAAGTATGGAAGAAGCACATAAAGCAATTGAAGGTATTCCTAATACTATACTGTATGACAATGAAGCAGATATGCTTGATGCGTTTTTAGATCTTATACAAGATGCTGACGTACTAAGTGGCTGGAACAGTGAAGGTTATGATATGCCTTACACTGTTAACCGTATTATCAAAGTTTTAAGTGCAGATGATACTAGACGTTTATGTTTGTGGGATCAAAAACCTAAGAAAAGAACATATGAAAAGTTTGGTAAAGAATCAACTACATATGATCTAATTGGGCGTGTACACGTTGATAGTTTAGAACTTTACAGAAAGTATAACTATGAAGAACGACATACATACAGACTAGATGCTATTGGTGAACTAGAGATTGGCGAGAAAAAGACTGTTTATGAAGGTAGTCTTGATGCTCTTTATAACAATGACTTTAGAACATTTATTGAATACAACAGACAAGATACTGCACTACTTGACAAACTAGATAAAAAACTAAAGTTTATTGATCTTGCAAATACTATTGCACACGAAAATACAGTGCTTATACAAACAACAATGGGTGCTGTTGCTGTTACAGAACAAGGTATTATCAACGAAGCACACAGACGTGGAATGATTGTTCCTAACAGAGTGAAACGTGAGCCAGGCAGTGAGCCTGCGGCAGGTGCTTATGTTGCATATCCTAAGAAAGGTATTCACGAATGGATAGGTAGTGTTGACTTGAATTCACTGTATCCATCTGTTATTAGAGCATTGAATATGGGTCCTGAAACAGTTGTTGGACAGTTGCGACAAGATGGTACTAAAGCACATATTGAAGGACAAATGGCAAAAGGCAAATCATTTGCTTCTGCTTGGGAAGGTATGTTTGGCAGTGTAGAATATTCAAGTGTAATGGATAAAGAAGTTAGTAGAGAAATTACTATTGACTGGGAACGTGGCGGAGAAGATAAAATTAGTGCCGCACAAGTTTATGACTTAATTTATGAAAGCAACCAGCCTTGGATGCTTAGTGCTAACGGCACAATCTTTACATATGAAAAAGAAGGAGTCATTCCAGGACTGCTAACACGTTGGTATAAAGAACGTAAAGAAATGCAGGCGAAGCAGAAAGAAAGTCAAAATGCAGGGAACAAAATTGAAGAAGAATACTGGGCAAAAAGGCAGTTGGTTAAGAAGATTCTACTTAACAGTTTGTATGGTGCTATTCTTAATCCTGGTTGTAGGTTTTTCGACAATAGGATTGGTCAAAGTGTTACACTTACAGGCAGATCCATTACACAGCATATGGCTGCAAAGATCAATGAGATAATTACTGGCACTTATGATCATACAGGTAAAGCAATTGTATATGGTGATACTGATTCTACATACTTCAGCGCATATAGTACACTAAAGAAAGATATTGAAGCAGGTGCTATTCCTTGGACAAAAGATAGTGTTATGGAGTTGTATGATACAATTGGTGAGAATACTAACTCTACGTTTCCGAAGTTTATGAGTGATGCATTTCACTGCCCTAAGAAGCGTTCAGAAGTTATTGCTGCTGCTAGAGAGATTGTTGCAAGTAAAGGCTTGTTCATTACAAAGAAACGTTATGCAGTTCTTTACTATGACATTGAAGGCTTTAGAACAGATACAGAAGGCAAGCCAGGTAAAATTAAAGCAATGGGTCTTGATCTTAAACGTTCAGATACTCCAGTTGTTATACAAGATTTCTTAAGCAATGTGTTAGAAATGGTACTGTCCGGTAAAGAGAAAGAAGCAGTACTAGATTACATTACAGAATTTAGAACAGAATTTAAGTCACGTCCAGGTTGGGAGAAAGGTTCTCCAAAACGTGCAAACAAGATCACAGAGTATGAAGCAAAGGAAAAGAAAGCAGGCAAAGTGAATATGCCTGGACACGTAAGAGCAAGTATCAATTGGATGACGCTTAAACGTATGAACGGAGACAAATACTCTATGAATATTACAGATGGTGCAAAAGTTATTGTCTGTAAGGTAAAGGACAATCCAATGGGCTATACAAGTATTGCATATCCTGTGGATGAGTTGCGTTTGCCTGAATGGTTCAAAGATTTGCCATTTGATGACGCAACAATGGAAAATACAGTGATTGATGAAAAACTCAAGAACTTGATTGGTGTATTGGAGTGGGATATAAGTTCAACCCGTTCCGATAATAATTTTAACAATTTGTTTGATTTTGAGTAAAAAAATTCTTGCACTTTCAATCAAACCTAAATATAATGTAAGTTACAGAGGAGAATTCAATGAAAGACATCTTACAAGATATTGTTAGTCATACACAGAACTTAGGTTTTCTAACTACTGTGAAAGTGACTGGCGAAGAAGCAGGCACATCGATGTTTTCAATGGCTGATGATAGATCAGTTATTATGGAAGCAGATACACATAACCCATATGCAGATATGATTGGCACATTTGGTATGCCACAATTAAACAAGTTGAAATACTTGATTGACGGTACTGAATATCAAAAGGACGCAAAGATTACTATTACAAACGCAGAACGTAATGGTGCAAATATTCCTGTAGGTATTCACTTTGAAAATGCAGATGGTGATTTTAAAAACGACTATCGTTTTATGAATCAAGAAATTATTAATGAGAAAATGAAAACTGTAAAGTTTCGTGGTGTAAACTGGGACGTAGAAGTTGTTCCTACACTTGCAGGCGTACAGCGTTTTAATTTCCAAGCAGGGGCTAATCCAGAGCATCCAACATTCTTAGCAAAAACTGAAGATGGTAACTTAAAGTTTATCTTTGGTGATGCAAGTACACACGGTGGCGAATTTATTTTTGCAACTGATGTAACTGGTACACTTGACAGAGGCTGGACTTGGCCTGTAGCAAGTATTCTAGCAATCCTTAAGATTGCAGATGTTAACAATACCAAGATGAGCATTTCCAATGAAGGTGCAGTGCAAATTACACTAGATAGCGGATTAGCAAAATACAAATATATTATTCCAGCACAGGCGGCTTAAATGAAAGATCAAACAAACTTATCACCACTACAGAAAGATTACGCAGTGTTTCTTCCTGCGATTAGTTCTTTCTTTAGTACCTATGTTGCGAAACAAAGACTAGAAGAATTTGTTCCGCAAGATCGTATTCCTAAAGGATTCGATAGAGGTATTGAAGGTATGAACTTTTTGAATGAAGAAGCAGGGTACTTTACATACAAGTATGGACTTTATAGTGCAGGTCACGCACAACTTGATTTGCAAAAAAGTCTAGTACAAGAAAGTATGATCCAAGATAGAAATCGAGACAAGACGATGATACTTGGAGACTCCGGCGGATATCAGATTGGTAAAGGTGTTATTAAGTTTGATTGGTTAAATTTTGAAGGTGCTGAAGCAACTAAAGTAAGGCAACGTATCTTAGAATGGTTAGAACTAACTGCTGACTGGTCGATGATGCTTGATGTTCCAACTTGGGCTTGTGATCATATTCACTCTCCTAAAACAGGACTAAAAACATTTGAAGACTGTCTTGATAAGACTCGTTACAATAACAAATACTTCCTTGATAATCGTTTAGGTCAAACTAAGTTCTTAAATGTATTGCAGGGTTCAAACTGGGATACTGCTGAAAGGTGGTACGAAGGTGTAAAAGAATTCTCCGATCCTGCGGTATATGGTGATAAGGCTGCTGAAGGTTGGGCAATGGGTGGTGCTAATATGTGCAAGATGCCAATTACACTACGTAGATTGATTACAATGAAGTTTGATGGTATGCTTGAAGGTAAAGACTGGATGCACTTCTTAGGTACAGCACAACTAGATTGGTCGTGTTACTTAACAAGTATTCAAAGAATTATTAGAGAGCAAATTAATCCTAACTTTACTATTAGTTTTGATTGTGCATCTCCGTTTATTGCAACAGCACACGGACTTGTATATACAAATGCACAACATTCAAGCAAACGTTGGTCAGTGATTATGGACAAGGCTCCGGACAATAAAGCACTTGCTCAACGTCACGATATACAGTTTCCATTTGAAAGTGAAGTTGGAAGACGTATGACAATTGCTGACATCTGTCATTATGCTCCGGGTATGTTGAATAAGATCGGTAAAGAAGGCAAAACAAGTTGGGATAGTTTTGCGTATGCACTTATGATGTCGCACAATGTAGAATGTCATATTAAAGCAGTACAACGTGCAAATACACTTATGGATATTGAGATTGCAAAAGCACAGCCTGATTGGAGACAATGGCGTAAAGTAAAAGAAGCAGATAAGAGTGATGAATACTCTGAATGGGTTCCACGTAACATCTTATACTTTGATAGATTTGTAAAAGAACTATTCGGGCAGCCAACTAAAGAGGCAGCGTTTGCAATGATTAAAGAAGCAGACAGTTTCCTAAAAGATCTTGAAGGTGCTAGACTGCGTGGTGGTGTAACTAACATTTCTGATAGTTTGTTTGTAGAAGTTGACGAGAACGGTGAAGAAGAAGTTCCGTGGACTGATGATAGAGAAGATACTGAACTTGATAAACTTGAGGAACAATTACAGGAGGCGTAATATGTCCGACTATACAAAACGTTTACTTTGGTTAAAAGAATCACACAAATTCCTAAATACACAAGTAGACAAAATGGAAAAGACTGGTAATTTTAAAGACGAAGAATTAAGTGAAATGAAAAAGAAACGTCTTAAACTTAAAGATCAAATTGAAAGGATTGAAAAGGAACATACAGTATGAACCGTGATTACGAAAATGGCAAAGCAGACAATGTTAGATTCTTTTCAGGCTTTGAAGTTGAAAAGACTCCTGCACATTTGAAACTTACATTATTTGTCACAGGCATTAACGATGTACAAATTATTAGAGGACATTTAGATACTCACAAGCATATTTTCTTTGGTGCTAATCATAGTTTTGATCCTGCTACTGAAAACCATAGTGCAGATTATTATGAAGAATGGGAGAAGATGATTCAACCATTTTTACAAGAAGGATATCTATGTAGTTTAGATATTCCAATTAATGCAGCAGAAATGTTTTTAGATGGACCATTAATTGAATACGAAAATTTTATTCCGCAACTACGTGTTCCAATTCCTTATATAAAACAATGGAACTACAACACAATGATTAAGATTGATGATAAAGATTTCCAAGCAACAAATCCAGGTGTATGGTGTCATAGATTGCACACACTAATGGATGAAGAAAGATTCACTAATTGGGAAGAATATAAAAACGATAAAATAGTGGATGACAACTAGAACAAAAGGTAGTATACTATGGGTATAACTGATACAATGATGAAAGAAGCAATGGCAGAAGACAATCATAGACGTATTATGTCTACAGCAAAAAGAATGATTTGGGTAACGTTCCGAAAGGAAGGTATCCACAAATATCCTGCGGCACTGGAAGATCCAGCACTTGCAACAGGTGATGAATATGATGTTTCGTTTTTGGGATATCCCCATAGACACATATTCCACTTTAAGGTCGGTATCACTGTAACACACAACGACAGAGATATTGAGTTCATTCAATTTAAACGTTGGTTAGAAAAACTGTATGAGGAGAAAACCCTTGAACTAGATTATAAAAGTTGTGAAATGATATGCGATGATCTATACGAACAGATTATTGCAAAACATCCAGGCCGTGAAGTCCATATTGACGTAAGTGATGATGGAGAAAACGGTGCCCACATTGAGTATGCAAGATAGAAAAGGAGATTACAGTGTCTTATTTTGCAGACAATCCCAAGATTGTCAAGGTGTTCAATGACCTTGATAAGTTCCGTGATTTTTGTCGTTTTGAATGGTTGCCATTCGATGAGAAAAATTTGTACAACAACTCTAGTAGAGAGTGGCGTGCATTTACCAAGCGGAACAATAACCACTATAAGAAGCGTGGTAGAAATTTTAACAAAAGGAAATAACAATGAACATTTGGTTAGTTGACTTAGAAGCAGTAGAAACACGTTACACAAAACAATGGAAAACTGAGTTTCCTAAAGTTCTAAAGTCTGCTGGCCACAATGTTAAAGTTATTAGCGGAGGGGATACGCCACAGGCAACTACACCTGGGGCGTTCCTCAACTTCGGCGGCACTAATGTTTACAAAAGCAATCAACAAGCACAGATTGCAGAAGCATTTTGTAATGGCGAAGTAAAAGACGGAGACTACTTCCTATACACAGATGCTTGGAATCCTACTGTAATACAATTAAAGTATATGGCAGAGTTACTAGGTGTTAAAATAAAAATAGGTGGTATGTGGCACGCCGGTAGTTATGATCCTGAAGATTTTTTAGGTAGACTTATAGGCGATGCTCCGTGGGTTAGAAATGCAGAACGTAGTATGTATGATTGTTATGATCATAATTTTTATGCAAGTGACTTCCACATCGATATGTTCTTTAAGTCCTTTCCAGACTTAGATAAAAGCAAGGTTGTAAAGACAGGTTGGCCATTTGAATATATGGATAACACACTTACTCCTTATAAGCATATGGACAAAAAGGATACTGTTTTGTTTCCGCACAGACTTGCTCCGGAAAAACAATTGAACATATTTCGTGACTTAGCAGACACACTTACACAGTACAATTGGGTAGTTTGTCAAGAACATAACCTAAATAAGAATGAGTATCATAATCTATTAGGAGAGTCTAAACTAGTATTCAGTGCTAACTTACAAGAAACACTAGGTATAAGTTGGTATGAGGGTGCAGTAGTAGGTTCATTACCTATGGTTCCAGATAGATTAAGTTATAGTGAAATGGCAATTGATGACTTTAAATATCCAAGTGAATGGACTGATTCTTTCGAATCTTACAAATTACACAAGGATAAAGTAGTAGCCAAAGTTATTGATTATATGGAAAATTACAAAAACTATCTTCCAAGCCTAAATAAACAAGTAGCCAAACTAAATGGAGAATATTTTAGTTGCAAAGGTTTACTAGACGTGCTACATTAATAATATGCGCAATCCACTGCGTTAACATCGGAGATTAAATTGAAAAAATACGAAGAAATAGCAAAACGCTTACAAGACACAAAAACTAGATATTGGGCAGGCGATAATATCAGTGATTTTATTTTTGAAGGCGAAAAAGAACAACTTATCAAAGAAGCCACTGAAAAGTTTGAAGGTGTACTAGATGCACTTGTAATTGACAGACATAACGATCCAAACAGTATAGGAACTGGTAAACGTCTTGCAAAGATGTATATCAATGAACTAATGGCAGGACGTTATGATCCTATGCCTGGTGCGACAGCATTTCCAAATGACAGTGCTTCACGTTATGAAGGTATGCTAGTAGTACGTTCAGAACTTACAAGTATGTGTTCACATCATCATCAAATTGTAAGAGGCGTTGCATACATTGGCATTATTGCCGCAGACAAACTAATTGGATTGTCTAAGTATACACGTATTGCACAATGGTGTGCTGAACGTGGTACATTGCAAGAAGAACTTGCAAATGATATTACTCGTGAAATACAAAAAGCAACAGGTGCAGAACACTTAGGTGTGTATGTACAAGCAACACACGGTTGCGTTGAAAACAGAGGTGTTAAAGCACATAGTTCACTTACACAAACTACCGTACTCAAAGGCGCATTCAAAGACGATGCGGCTACTAAGAAAGAGTTTATGGATAACATTAAATTACAGCAATCATATGCTTGTGATAGATAAGGAGTAATTATGCCAATACCAGAAAGAGTTTACGTTCCAGCAGCCAAAGATCCAGGCTTAGGACATTTTTATATTAGTTTAATTAAAAGTGTTGTAAGAATAGGAGCAGGTATTTCACTTGCACTAGGAGGTTATTATCTAGGTGCAAATGACTGGGGCTTCTGGATTTTAATTGCAGGTGTTGCATTTGTTCTTGCAGAGATTCTTGGAATAGTTGAGGAGATTGTATAATGGACCTCAATAAAGAAAGAGTATATGCTGTGCAACCACAAAAGACACAAAACGATATTAAAATATTAACCCCTAACGAAGCACTTATGTACAATCTAAGAGGCATTAAACTTTTAGATATGACAGAACGACATAATCTTACACCACACAAAGTTAGATTATCACGTGCTAATATGCCAAAGGAACCATTCTATGGAACAATATTCGGAAAAGAAACAGAACCAGCGTAAAGCGGCTATCGAGAAGGTTCTTAAAAATAAGAAACTTCCTGAAGATATGAGAATTATTTGGATGAGACATCTTAATAATCTCAGTGTTAACGAAGATGAATATAACGAGAAAGTAAAAAATATCTATGCAAACTTACGACCCTGGACAACCATTGCGTGATGACCTAATGGTGCAAGAGCAGATAGATGGCTCTTGGCAACATATGGTCGGTGTAATTTGTTTAAACCAAACAAATAGAAAACAGGTTAAACGTGTACTTCCTGTGCTGTTTAACTTATGTCCTACACCTATGCATTACCTAAATAGTTTACCAGAAACTATAAAAGAAATAATCAAACCTTTAGGAATGGTTAATATACGTGAACATCGTATTCGTAGAATGTCAAAAGATTACTTGACTTGGGACGGAAATGATGCTACTATGTTATATGGAATTGGAAAATATGGTTCTGATAGTTATGAGATATTTTTCAAGGATAATTACAGCGTACAACCAACTGATGGTGAGCTGAATAGATATTTGAACGAAGAGGTTTTTAATGTTTCTTAAGTTACTAGATAAACTAGGACGTAAGCGTACAATATATGATAGAGATGGTACTATTCCATATCTTGATCGCTATTATATATTTTTAAAAGACAGAAAGAACTTTCCGTTTAACATTACACTGCATAAGGTAATGGTAAGCGATGAAGATGTATTACACGACCATCCGTGGTCATATGCTACACTTATTTTGAAAGGTGGGTACTATGAACACATTCCTGTATACAATGATACTACAGGCGGAGTAGTTGGTGCAACTAGAGTATGGCGTGGTCCTGGACATTTTAGATTTAGAAAAGCAGATGACCTACACTGGTTAGAACTTGCAAAAGACAAAGACGGAAACGAAATTCCTTGTTGGAGTTTGTTCTATATGGGCAAAAAAGAAAAGGAGTGGGGCTTTTTACCTTTTAATGGAAAAGGTGAACTTGAAGAACGTGGGTACCGTTGGGTACACAATGAACAATACTTGGAAGGACGTAATGGTTAAAAAGAAATATTATAGTTGGGCTGACGTTGAAAATATGTGCGTTAGCATTGTAAATAAGATGTATGCAGATAATTGGACACCTGATTATATTGTAGGCATTACTAGAGGCGGAAACGTCCCTGCTACTATACTAAGTAATATGACAGGGATACGTTGTGAAGCACTTAAAGTAAGTTTACGTGATGATGATTGTGATAGTGAAAGCAATGCTTGGATGTCAGAAGATGCATACGGTTACGATGATGAAGGTTCTTATGCTCCTGAAATGGGAGAGTTTAAAAATAAACCACTTGGTAAAAACATTCTAATTGTAGATGATATTAATGATACAGGTGCAACATTTAATTGGATCAGAGATGATTGGCAGAAAAATTGTTTACCTAATTCACCTCTATGGGAGCAGGTGTGGGCAAACAATGTTCGCTTTGCAACGCTAACAGAGAATATGGCAAGTGAGTTCGGACTAGTTAATTACTGTTGTGATATAGTTAACAAAGCCGAAGAAGATGTTTGGTTAGTTTACCCCTGGGAAAATGTTGGAGAATATAAATGCGAGTAACTACAGATACATTTGTTGAAATTGAAAACGTACAGACTGGCAAAAAAGAAAATGCTAGTATTGGTATGTTTAAAGAAGAAAATATGATGGAAGTTTTTATTGTTGGCAATAGACTAGTCCTTAAATATAAAAAGTCAGCAGGTATGTATATTGGTTCTATTTACGGTATGGAGTTTCAAAGTAAAGGACCTGATATGGCAAATGTAAAAGAGTGGAGAGCATAAATGATAGATACACTTGAAAAGGCGCAACAAGATGGTAGAGCACCTTGGACAGATGTAGAAATTGATACTAGAGAATTTGTAGTATACAATGACATTTACCCTGTCACAGAAGGACATACTCTAGTTGTACCAAAACAAAATACAGAAGAAAACATTTTAAAATGTTTTAACTTTGCACTTACAATGGGTAACGATAATATTAAGTCAGAAAAAAACAACATAACAGGTTATAACGTGGGAATAAATATGGGACAAAGTGCAGGACAAACTTGTTACTATCCACACGTTCATTTAATTTTCCGTCGAGATGGCGATATGGAAGATCCGCGAGGAGGCGTTAGAGGCGTCATTCCATCAAAACAAAACTACAAGGAAGGACTATGACATTGAAACAAACATTAATCAATGCTGCAAGGAAACACGCAGAAGCAGAAATCGAATTGCATAAGGCCAACATCGAAGTTTATATGCAACAAGTAGTTGGTATTGGCGAACACAGTGACATCATTGAAACTATCCAAAAAGAGTTAGATAAGATGGCACAAGCGAACGATAGACTAGAAATGCTGGACAAGCATTTTGGTGAATAAGACATATCAAATAAAATTAGAGGAAGATCCGGAAAATAAAGATCTGGTTCTTCATATCCCCACTGAATTACTAAACCAAATGGGCTGGGATATTGGAGACGATTTGGTTTGGACAGACAACTTTGATGGTACGTTTTCACTTACTAAAGAGGTTGACAAATCCATTAAGAAAGCGTATAATAAACACAATGACGATAGCAACTGATAAAAAGTATTACTACAGCGAAATCTTTCACAGTATTCAAGGTGAAGGACACTATACTGGTGTGCCTACTGCTTGGATACGTTTCTTCTTATGCAATTTACAGTGTAATGGCTTTGGACAGATAGATCCTACAAATCCTGATACATATGATTTGCCGTTTGAAAAGTTTGATACAAGCACAGTAGAACGTGTAGAAGACTTGCCTGTATGGGATAAAGGTTGTGATAGCAGTTACACTTGGAGTAAGAAGTTTAAACATCTAATGGGGCAAAAGACTGCTGTCGAACTAGCACAACAAATTATTGATACTATCAAAACAGATAGTAATCCAGAAGGTAAGTTTTTACATCCTGTTACAGGACAAAGACAACACTTTTGCGTTACAGGTGGCGAACCACTTATGAAACACGCACAAGATGCCTTCATTGGTATTATGAGAGAATTTAAACGTATGGGCAATATGCCTGCTAGTGTAACATTTGAAACTAATGGTACACAAACGCTAAAACAAGAATTTATTGACTACTGGACTAAAGAAGCAGATGATGATATCGAACTGTTCTTTAGTGTATCTCCTAAGTTATGGAGTGTAGCAGGCGAAACTGCTAAGAAAGCAATTAAGCCTGAAGCAGTAGCACAATACAGAACATTGTCTGATAAAGGACAATTAAAGTTTGTTGTAGGTTCCGAACAACAACAGTGGGATGAGATGGAAGATGCTATCGCACAATTTAAAGCACAAGGGGTTGATTATCCTGTTTGGGTAATGCCAGTTGGTGCTAGAGAAGAAGAACAAACAGCAACAGCCGGAGCAGTT